CACGCAATTAAAAAATTAGAACCAAAAACACAACTCTTGCTACTATCCGGTAGCGTAGTAGATATAAAATAGATATATGTTACCATTCGCATTAATAAAAATATTATAAAATAAAATATTATATATTTATATTGTCCATTAAATATGAATAGTACTATAAAAATAAAACTAACAACCCAAATGAATATGTCGCTGATAACATCTAAATATGGTATTTTGGGTGTATTTTCTTGAATAATATCAGGGATTACTACTTTATTAATCGGTTTACCGCGGTTATACACATACTTATTTATTAACGAGTCAGATGCTAACATTATACCTATGACTACAATAATTATAAATATGAATCTGAAAGGTATGTTTTTAATCATTAAATAATATATAATATATAATATATAATATATAATATATACTATATAATATATATGATATAATATATACTATATAATATATACGATATACCTGTAAGACTATTAAAGTATAGAGAACATAAAAATAAAATGAAATTAAAGAAATATTACGCATTAAAATATTTACCACATAAATTATCTCGTCGGGATACTATATACGAGAAAAAACAGCTCGACAAATCAAGAAAATTATATACCAAGAAAAAATATTATACACGAAAACGTGTTGATTCATATCCTCATAAAGTTTCAAAACATATCTTGCGCGCTAGACATATATATGCTATTGAAAATATAACTGCTTCAAAAGAATTAGCGAAAAAAACAGGATGTAGTATTGCCGCCTTACGAGCAATAGAAAAGAAAGGCGAAGGTGCATATTATTCATCAGGAAGTCGCCCGAATCAGAGTGCACAATCTTGGGGTAGAGCACGACTTGCTAGTACCGTGACAGGTGGTAAAGCAGCTGCGGTTGACTTTCATATATTAAATAAAGGCTGTAATCATAATACAAGCAGAGCATATAAAATGGCATTACACGCGAAGCGTAAACACCTGCACGGAACAAGGCGAGTCCCTAAATCGAGATATATAAAAAAAGGATAAACAAATATAAAGGATGAGAGTTATACTACTATTAGTATCAATACTTATATATAATGACACGTGTATTAAGCTTCGATGTGGGTATGAAAAATCTAGCATATTGCTTATTCCAAGTAGGAGATAATTGCGACGATTATAAAGTACTAAAATGGGATGTTATTAACCTATGTACTCCGGTAGTTAGAAAATGTAACAATGGGGATTTAGTCGGCGCACAATCTTGTATAAATGATGCAAAATATTGTAAGGCTACAAAAGCAATAGGTCTAAATATAGATGTAGATGTAGATGTAGATGTAGATGTAGATGTAGATGTAGATGTAGAAAAAGAAAACGAAATCATAAACATTGAATACTATTGTAAGAAACACGCAAAGAAATCAAACTTGAAAATACCAACCAGTGATTTAGACATTAAAAAAATACGAAAGGGTAAACTAGTAGATATACAAGCCATTATCGATAAATATCAAATAAAAGGGGTTTGTATACCCAGACAACCACAGTCACAGTCACAGTCACAGTCACAGTCACAGCCCCGACAGAAAATTTCGAAAGATAAAATGATAGATATGATACAGTTCGAATTGGATAACAACTACCTGGACAATATAGAAAATGTCCGTGCAACCGATATGGATTTAGTAACACTTGGAAAAAATATGATGATAGAATTAGATAAAATTGTAATTCCTTATAATGAACACCCAAGTATTATGGGAGGGCTGGCGAATACATCATCCCTAGACGATAAATATAATATAGATATTGTAATTATTGAGAATCAGATAAGCACAATAGCGAGCAGAATGAAGACGCTTCAAGGTATGATAGCCCAATACTTTATAATGAAACATACACCTCATATAGAGTTTATTTCGGCGGCAAATAAATTAAAAATGTTTATGACAAAGAAAAAGACTACCTATACAGAGAGAAAACTTGAAAGCGTTGAAGTAACAAAAGAACTTTTAGAAACATTGCCACAATTAAATGAGTATAGGGGATATTTAGATAAAAATAAGAAGAAAGATGATTTGGCGGATTGTTTTTTACAAGGGGTATATTATCTTACTTTGAAAAATATGATAACGATTAAGTATGAGGCTGATGCGAATACTGATGCGAATACTGATGCGAATACTGATGCAAATGCTCAGGCTGATACATTAACCGAATAATAAATACCAATAAAAATATTTATTTACAAGTGTACATATTATTATAGTATATTTGTAATTTTATAATAATAGAACAATGAAATATTATATATTATAATGCGCACAAACTTAAAATTAAAGTTCTAATTTATTAATAATACAACTATGGCAGAGATCATTGATATCGGAGATTTATCAGAACTTGATACTAATTTTATGAGCGGCGGACGTGGTGGTGGTGGTAGCAGCAGTAATAAAAAATCAGTAAATTTTGGAGGCGGTTTAGAGTTATTAATGAATGATAAATTAAAGAACGGCGGAGGCGGTGGTGGAAAAAGTGGCGATATAAACATTGATTTAGACGATTTAAATGATATCGAAAATGAACTTAACGATTTGACCGATACAATCGGTTCTAATAAGATTTCGTCTAATTTTAAGTCTGACCTTTTTAGCAGTAGTTCAATAAAACTGAACAATTATGGCGGCGGAGATGATGCAAGTGATAGTGGATTTTCAGAAACGAAATATGGAAATATTAGCGGGTCAAATACAAGTGGTATAGGAATCGGTGCTTCTACGGCAAATACGGATACTGATAAAAAAACGTGGGATGGATTTGGAAAGTTTAGCAATGTTCCTATGAACCCCGATGCTCCCATCGATAATACACCACAAATGACAAAAGAGGAGCTTCTTCGCGAGAAATTCAAAATGCTTCAAAAATTAGAAGAGCTTGAAACAAAGGGTGTACGTCTAACGAAAAAATATACGATGGAGTCATCTTTGTTGGAAATGAAGGGCGAATATGAAACACATGTAGAAGAGAGAGAGAAGAAAAATAGTATTAAATTTCAGCAAAAGTTGCTTATGACTGCAATCACGGGCATTGAATTTTTAAATAATAAATTCGACCCATTTGACCTGAAACTTGATGGCTGGTCTGAACAGATTAATGAAAATGTTGATGATTATGATGAAATTTTTGCCGAATTACACGAGAAATATAAATCCAAGGCAAAGATGGCACCAGAATTGAAGCTGCTTTTTCAACTTGGTGGAAGCGCGATTATGCTTCATATGACAAATACAATGTTTAAATCTGCTATGCCCGGTATGGACGATATTATGAGACAAAATCCTGAACTGATGAAACAGTTTACACAAGCGGCTGTGAATACAATGTCGCAATCAGCACCCAATTTTGGTAACTTTATGGGGGATATGATGGGTGGCGGTGGAGGCGGAGGCGGAGGTCCTCCAATGTCTAGTAACTTCAACAATCAGCGACCTCCTCCTGCACCTGTTGCAACAAAAGGTCCTAATTCTATTCCTGCTCCTAGAAGAGAAGGTGACATTTCAAATCGCCCCGATCTTAATTTTGGTAGAGGAAATTTAAATGATGGTGTAAATCTTTCTGATAATTTTATAAACCCGTTCCAGAATAAAACGCCTTCGCGTGCTCCTCCTCCACCTATTCCTCAGAACCCGAGACCTGAAATGAGAGGGCCATCGGATATTAGCAATATTCTTTCAGGATTGAAAACGAAAACAGTAAATGTTACTTCAAATAACAGTAATGCTTCTATGTCGGGAACGGCGAATAACAATAACAATAACGCATCCGAGGATAAAGGTAGCACTATTAGTATTTCCGAATTGAAAGACCTTCAAAATGATAATATGCCTAGTAGGACAAAACGTAAACCTAAATCTGAGAAAAATACAATTAGCTTAGATATCTAATAATATATTTAATAATTTAAGAGTCGCAAAGATAATAAATATAAATGTTATTATTAATATACAATACACGTATATTAATAACAAATACCCTACAATACCCTACAATACCCTACAATATATACGCGATGATTTCAATAGTAGCATTGATTAATATAGTAGAATGGATAAAAAATAGCGATAATGATAACTATATACACATAGAAGAAGCTATCCATTCAGTTGTACAACAAACGTATAAAAAATGGGAATTGAGAATAGTGTTATATGGTTACGATAATACAAATATACATAATGTTGCTTATGCAAATAAACTAACATATGAACTTAAAAAATATGAAACAAAATACAATTCCAAGTTCGAGACAGATACAGGTGTGGAAAAAGATGAATACAAAATTATAATTATAAATTATCCCGATGTCGATGAATATACAGAAGCCCTTTCGAAAGTTGTCGATGAAAAATGTATCTACGATTATATCGCTTTATTGGACCCGATGGATATATGGACACCTAATAAATTAGAAATACAGGCATCAAAACTCGCCGAACTTAAAAGAATAGAGGTACTTGGTACTAAAAGTGTGTATAATGACGAAGTATCAAATATACCTCTTGATGGATTATATAATTATAATTTATTTAAGATAAACCCTTTTATTAATTCTACGGTTATTTTTAAACGTGGGATATTAAAATATCTTGAGCTCTGCGAAATAAGTGCGCATAAAGGATGCGAATTAAATGTATTATGGATACAGAATGCGATTCAGCAATGCGTTTTATATAATATATCGGACATAACTGTAAAACATACATCACCACTATCGTTGGAAAGTTATAACAAGTGTTACGCCGCAGATGATTTTCGGAGAATAGTTGAAAATATAAAGCGAAAATATATCAGAATCAAATTTTTTAGCGATTATTGTGTTTCAGGACATTGTAAACAGAATTATGAAAATATTGGATTGTATAATCCGGTCGAATACTATGGTAAACATAAGAAAATATATTTTACTACTACAGAAACGTACACACACGCTATTTTATTGAATTGTCCTGTACCGCCGAATTTACACGTGGAAAAAACAAATGTGGTGGGTTTTGCCCAAGAACCACCTGATAATTCTTATTTACGATTAAACCATAATAATTTTATACAATATGCTATTGAGCATATTGGTAAATATTTTATTGGGAGCGTTGGAAACTTGCCATCGACAACATTTATAGGGAATCACGGATTTTTATTTCACGATATACCCCCGCCTATAAATACTTTGATTCCTTCAAATCAAAAACCGAAACTAATGTCGATTATGGTATCCTATAAGAAAAATACGACCGGACATATTTATAGACACGCTCTTGTATCGCATATTTTGAAATATAATTGGCCGATTGATATTTGGGGAAATGGAGCAGACGAATATAGGAGAAAAAAGGTTGTTGGTATGGGTATGGGTATGGGTATGGGTATGGGCGCGACCAGTGATGGTGAAAATAGTCAATATATAAAGGGCAATTTTAATTCAATGAGCGAAATGTGCAAAGAATATGCTTTTACAATTGCAATTGAAAATACAAGCCACGACCACTATTTTACAGAAAAATTAATTAATCCCCTTATTTATAATACGATTCCCATATATTGGGGATGTAAAAAGGTAAATGAATATTTTCCAAAACACACGATACGCCTTACAGGTAATATTAATACTGATATAGTATTAATCCATCGTGTGTTAAGAAACCCACAGTATTATAGGAATGAATATAAAATAAACCGCGATTCGGTACTAGAAAAGGTGAATCTTATTACGAATATAGATAAAATATTTGATATATAGTCGTATCAGGTAAAGTGTTACTATAAAGTGTTACTATAAAGTGTTACCATAAAATATTTCTACTTAAATTATTAGCTGAATATTTGTTATTTTTCCAGTCACCGCGCATAAATTTAGTACGTGTAAGATAATTTTTCCTACGATTCTTGTCCTTGTGTTTAGTATAATCTTCATATCCCATTTGTCCGAAATTTATCCATTTATTATTTTTATGGTCGAAAATTTTGTATTTTTTTTCGGGATTATTTGCGGGATATAGCTTTGCAGTTTTTCCTAAATATTTATACGCCATTTTTTGCGCTATACGAGGTGTAGAATACAAACGAATTATAGTGGGGAATTTTTTTGTCTGTTTTGTCTGTTTTGTATGTTTTGTCTGTTTTGTATGTTTTGTATGTCTTTTATTTTTTTTTATTTTTAGTGTATTATTTTTGTTAAAAATAAGATACTTA